AGGGCTCGCCACCCCGCGCGGCAGCAATCTCGCCGAGCGCCCGGCGGTTGAAGCCGCAGCCGACCCCGGCCGAGGGCAGCGCCGCGCCCAACGCCTCGCGGACCACCAGCGTCTTGGCGTGGGCTTCCCCGCATCGCGTGTTGCCGTGACTCTGTCCGGTTCGGATCGATGATCCTTTCCCCGCTGCGGGGACATGCTGTTAGGAGGAATTATGCCCATGTTCATGCTCGCCGCCGTCCTCTCCTGCGCCGCGATCGACGGTGATACGCTGCGCTGCGGGCGGGAGGCGGTGCGATTGCTCGGGATCGATGCGCCGGAAAAGGCCGGGCACTGCCGGCCGGGGCGGGTCTGTGCACCGGGCGATCCGGAGGCTTCACGTCACAGCCTGGCGGCGGGCCTGCGATCTGGTCCGATCCGGATCGAACGGGTCGGGCGGGATATCTATGGCCGGACGCTGGCGATGGTGCGGGCCGGCGGGGTCGATCTCTCCTGCTGGCAGTTGCGGCACGGGCAGGCGATCCATGTTGCCCGCTGGGATGACGGCGGGCGCGTCGCGCGGACCTGCCCGGCGCTGACACAGCCCGCTCAGCGCTGATCCGGCATGCGCGGCCAGGCGTCGATCGCGAGGGCGCGCCGCGTTTCGCAGCGATAGACATCGTCCGCGCGAGCGCGCAGCGCCGCCTCGACCTGCGCCGCCGTCAGCGATCCGTCAGGGCTCTTGACGAGCGCCGTCAGCGTGCAGGGCGTCCTCGCCGGCTTCGGCGGGGACGGCAGGGACAAGGCCGCGCGCGGCGTCGCCGGCCTCGATGTCGCGCACGCGCCCAGCATCGAGGCAGCGCACAGCGCCGGCAGGAGTCTGCGAGAACAGGCGAACCGTCTCGCGGTCATGCAGGATGATCGGCTCGCGGGCATCCATTTTCTCCGAATAGGTTTCAAGAGCGGTGAACTTCGCGGTCACGAGCGCGATGTTGAGACGCAGAATTTCCTTGTCGGCCGCGCTCGCAGCGGCCTCCCACTTCGCGCGCTCGACATCGCGGCCCGTCGCATGGCGGCTGTGCCCGTAATACCAGATGCCGCCGGCGGCCAGCAGCCACGGCGCGGCGCGCAGCGCCAGCGGCCCGAGCGCGGCGAGGACTGCCATCACGGCTCCCCCGGCGGCGCCGGCATATCGGCGACCTCGACGCCGTCGCGGCTGATCCGCAGCGTGCGCTTGACGATCAGCCCGGCGAAGCCGGTGAGCACGACGCCGATGAGCGCCATGGCGCAGATGCCGAGCCAGAAGGCCAGATCGGCCTCTTCGCGCACCAGCCAGAGCGCGGCCGAGGCAAAGGCCGTCATGGCCATGCCGCCGCCGGCGAGGAACAGCAGCCCCTGGTCGCGCCGCCGGTCGGAATGCCGGACCTCGGTCGGATCGGCATTCACGGCACGACTTCGAGAATGTGATCGCCGCTCTGCCACATTTCGAGGCGGATGGCGCGCGGCAGGATGATGCAGCCATGGCTGGCCGTGCCGGGCAGGCGGACGCTGTCGCCATGGATGCGGAAGGCGCCGCGCCGCTGGCCGGTGAAGTCCTCGAAATCGTCGTCATGCCCGTCCATGGCATGCAGCACGATCGCGCGCGGGCCGACGCGGGCGCTGTCGTAGATGTCGACCATCCTCCATTTGCCGACCGGGATAGGGCCGATGCCCGGCACGGCTTCCGCCGCCGGATTGTTCTTGCCCCAGTCGCGGCCGGAATAGCCCTTCCCGTGATAGTCGGCGCGCCGGTAGAGATCGCCGGTCGATTGTCTGTAGGTCCACATTGGCGATGATCCTTTCGATTGCTGATTATCGATGCACCCAGCCCTTGAGCACGGCGAGCGCGGCGGCCACGGCGGCGACAAGGCCGGCGAACCATTTGAGGAATCGCAGCGATGTCTTCGCCGCGCCCCATGCCTCGACCACGTCCTTGGTTGCGGTGACGCCCTCCTCGACGCGCACCATCCGGTCGGAGAGGCCGCGCACCTCCTCGGATGTCTCGCTCTGCCGCGCGCTCACCACGGCGAGCAGCCCCAGCACCCGGTCGATCTTCACGCCCATCTCGTCGCTCACGCCGCAACCCTCCCGTTTCTGCCAGATTTGCCGAATCGCCCTGTGATGCGGCACAGTCCCCCGGTCACTGTGGGAGATGACCAATGCTCAGACTGTTTTTCGCGGCCGTGCTGGCCGCCTGTGTGGCGATGCCGGCGGGGGCGATCAGGCTCGTTTTCGGCGTCGACCTGACGCTTTCGACCTGGACCGACATGGATACTGTGGTTCGCCGGCATTACGGTGAGCGCATTTTCACGATCGTTCCTGGCGAAGGCGATGCGCTCTGGGTCCTCCCGCCCGGCGGGGAAGACCTGATATTCCCCTACTGGGGAGAGGTTTACCCCGAGGTTCAGGACGGCGATCTCATCATTCAGCCCGTACTGGAGTACTCTGATTCCATCGACTTTTTCGCCAGATTCGATCAGCCGCTGCGCGCCGACCTGTCCAACATCGGCCTGGTCCGCTTCGTCTCGGGCGGATTCAACACCACCGATTGCTACAGGGACAGCTACTTCCCCTGCTCGTCGGCCGGCGGGCGGATCACATGGCTTTACGCGCCGGAGCCGGCGACATGGGCGATGATGATCGCCGGCTTCGCTCTTGCCGGCGGGACGCTGCGCCGCCGGCACCTCACGCACTCGCCCGCACGGTGATGTCGATCTCGTCCGACCATGTCCCGATCGTCGCCGTCCCGGTGACGGCGGTCAGGCCGAAGGTGGCGGCGGTGTCGGATGCGACATCGCCGGTCGTGATCGAGACGGGCTTGAACCATTCCCCGGCGGCGAATGACACGCTGCCGGTCTGGCTGCCGAGCGAGAAGGCCCAGTCGACGCTGTGCGCGCTGTCCAGCGGGCCGACGCGGTAGATATAGGCCCGCAGCGTTCCCTCGATCGGCGATTTCTTGGTGTAGAGGTGGAAGACCGGGATTTCATCCTCCCACGCCTCTTTCCACTCCTCGACGGCGACGCCGATCGGGTTGATGTTGCCCGATGCGCTGCCGGCGGTGCGCTCGCCCATGCCCCACCAGACCGCCCAGTTTGCCGCCTCTTTCCAATAGTCGGCGAACAGGACCAGCTCCCCGCCTGGGTTGTTGTTCCCGTAATATTGCAGGCCCATCTGGATGATCTGGCCCATGCGGAAGTCGCGGCGGATCGCGGCGGCATAAGCGGTGTCGGCATCATTGCTGTCGGTCCCCGTCTCGTGATGCAGCCACTCGTAGATGTTCGTGGACTGCTCCAGCAAGGCATGGCCGCCTGCCTCGGCCTTCGCCCGCATGTCGGTGCGCAGGCTCTTGGCGCGGGACAGGTTCGTCACCATCGTGCCGGCACCGGTCGGGGCGGCGCCGTTGCTGTCGTGGAAGTAGGCGGAAAATGCGCCGTCAAGCTGCTCGGCCAGCGGGCGGGTGTCGCTCGCCACGTCATAATCGGAGATATAGGGCGCCATCGAGAACTTGATCGGATAATCCCACATGTCCGCATAATCGAGCGCGGCGGCGTCCAGTGATCCATCGGCACGGCCCCCATAAGGCATCAGGAACCGCACCCGCCTGCGCCAGTCCGGCACGCCCTGCTGTTCATACTCGTCGGCGACGATGTCGATCATCCACTTCGTCTTGAGTGCGAATGCGCGCTTCCATGCCGTATCGATCTGGTCCTTCGTCACCACGCGGATGAGCACCGGAGTGCCGGAACTGTTCGTGAAATCATCGGCGAAATAGGTGCTGGCGGGCAGGCTGGTCAGCGCCTCAAGGACGCAGAGGCCATAGCTGTAGATGTTGCCGAACACGCGGTCTCCGGGCTCCAGCGCATGGAGCAGGCGGTTATACCAGACGCCCTCGATCGTCGTTGAGTGCGCGACCCATCCGGTGAGGCCGTCACTGGACCCCGACGAAGCATATTTGTCGAATATGACGACCGGGGGCTGTGCCACCGGCGTGCTGAGATAAAGCCCCTGCTCATAGCCATGGATCATCAGGCGGTAGGTCTGCACAAAGTCGGGGCGGGTGTTGAAGCTGACCTCGTTCGACCATTCCCAGTTGATTTCATCGCCCGGCATCCCTGCCGCCACGTCCTGCGCCACCAGCGCGCGCAGTCCGGTCTCGGTGGTGAAGTCATGGACGTTGATCCACGGATTGAAGCCGCCATCGGCGCAGAAGTCCAGGAACAGGCCGACGCCCCGGCGAGTCTGCGGCCCGCTCCACCAGCCACGATCCTGCCCCGCCGCCGTCTCGGTGCTCGATGAGCCGCCGTTGATGTCCCATGGGGTCATCCAGCGCACCGTCTTCGTGCCGATCGCCTGATAGTCGCTCATCATGAGCGGCTGATAGGCGATCTCGGGACTGGCATCGCCCACCGGCAGGATCGTCCAACTGTTCGTGCTGTTGAGCGTGCCGGAGATTTTCAGGAACAGCCCGCGCTGGGCAACGGTCGTCGGCGAGAAGGTGAAGCGCATCGTGCCGACGCCATCGACCACCGACCATGCCTGCGTCACCGTGAAGTTGGAAATCTGCTCGACGGAAACGACAAGTCCGGGCTCGCAATCCTCGACTCGGACTTCGTGCTCACCCAGCGATGCCGTCGAGCCGCCGCCTTCCCACAGCTTGCAGACAACCCCTGTGTCGCCGGAGGGGTAGGCGCTCGGAAAGCGCCCGGAGGTCAGCGCGAACGTGCCATCATAAGGCGACTGATAGTTCGTCCTGGTCCACGTGCCCTTGAGCGCCACGTCTTTCGCAACCAGCGCCGAATAGGCAGACCCCGCATAGTTGACGTTCATGCCGAGCCGGAACGGCAGCGTGCCTGAATAGGGCTCTTCGATGAAGTAGGCCGGGCGATACGCCGCGCTGGCCTCATAGCCGGAGGTGAACGTCATCTCCGCCGTGAAGGTCGGCGCCGTGCCGAGCAGGCTGTTATATTGCGCCTGCGTCAGCGTCAGGTCCGCCGTCCAGACGCCATCGGTGGACGTGATGTTGCTGCCGGCCGTGGGGGTCAGGAATACCGTCTCGTCCTGCGCGGCGATGCCGATCAGGACGCTCGACGGGACCAGCCCGGCGCCGTGTTCGCCATGCAGGGTGAGCACGACATTGCCCCCGCTCGGCGGCGCGAAACTCGCCTCGTTGACGGCAAACAGGCTGGCGACGCGCGTCATGCGCGGGCCATAGATGCCGGCGCCCGGCACACTGTAGGGGAAGGCCCAGCGAATATAGGTGTTATAGCCGACCTGATCGACGGAGGATGAGATGTCGAGCCCGCCGCCGGGGGTCAGCGACGTATAGGTGTCGGAAAAGGCGGTCGTCTCGATCTCGACAAAAAGCCGGTCGCCGATGATCGAGATCAGGACGCCGCAGTTCGCCTTGCCGGTGCCGAGTACGCCCGCCGGGAAGGTGTAGACATCGACACTGGCAGCGTTGAGTGACTTCGTGACCTTGGAGACGGTCGTCCCGATCTGGACGCTGTAGAAATAATATTCTGCGGCGCCGGGGACGGTGGCGCGCACGCTGACCGTGACATAGTTCGCGCCGGAGCTGGGGGCATTGGGGCCGAGGCGGAAAAAGAAATTCTGATCGCTGTTGCCGCTGTCAAACGCCGTTGCATGGCTGGCACTCGCCGCCGAGGACAGTCCGAACCACGGCCCCGGCGAGCTTCCGCTCTGCGCCTTCACGACAAGTTTGGCCTCGTCAGTGCCGGACGTGACAAGCCCCGCATGGATGCCGGTCAGCGCCTCGATCTGCGTCCCGGGGGTCGCACCAGTCAGCGGCCAGTAACCCTCCACCGGCAGCGAGAAAGCCGAATAGAGCCAGTCCGCGCCATATCGCACGGCGATGCGCAGGCTCTTGATGGTCATGTCGCCGGTGATCAGATAGCTGCCGGCGGTGGCGCCACCGATGTCCGTCCATGTGTCGGGCGATCCGCCGTTCCATGGCGCGCTCTGCCACTTCACCTCGTCGGGGCCGGAGTCGTAGCTGCCCGTCACGGTGCTGCCGACCACGAAGTCCCCGGCGATTGTCGGATTGTTATGCGTGATGACGGTGTCGGTGATGACGGTGTCGGCATGGGCGGCTCCGGCGATCTCGCCCTCGCTCGGGTCGGAGATCGCCGCGCGCAGCACCTTGTCCTCGTCGACGCTGGTCACATAGACGGTCCAGCCCTGCTCGCCATCCTCGATGAAGCTCAGCGTCGCGGACGGGAAGGCGTCGCCCTCGATGTCCCCGGCGACAACAGTGTTGCTGTAGGGCGCTGACACCGCTGCGATGTCGATGGTTGCCGGCGAGGCAGGCGACGCCGAACTGCCGCTCAACGCCACCGTGAAGGTCACGGCGGTGACATCGTCCGTCACCTCGGCAACGGACGGCAGGGCAGTGATGGACCACTGCGCAGGCGGCGGCTCCAGCTCAAACGATGCCGTCGCGATCGGGCCGGTCCAGCTTCCGGGGATGGTGGCGGTCGCGGCAATATCAATGGTGCCGGCGCCGAGCGCGAGCAGGTCTTCCGCGCTCAGCGTCACGGCCTGCGGCGATCCCGTGGCGGTCAGGCTCTTGTCCACGCTGCCGTCCGGGCCGGTGAAGGTCAGGGCAATCGCGTTGCCGCTGGTGCTCGACGCCGTGACGACGCCGGCAGGGTCCGTCGCCTCTTCCTGCGTGGCGCCATCCTCGATCCCGCTGACAAGCGCAAGGCTGACGACAGGGGCCGTGCCCGACGTGGTCGTCACCGTGACGCCATAGGACTGGATCGTCGCCACGGCCGCATTCGATGCAGCGGTGCGCGGGGCATTGCCGTTTTCGTTGAGGGTTACCTGCTTTTCACTGGTCCACGATGTGACCTGGGCCAGCGCAAGCAGGAGATTGTCCACCTCCGTTGATGTCAGATGAGCGCCGATATTGACACGGCGCATGGACGTTGTCCGCCACGGCGCCGTGGTCGGGACGGAGATGGCCATCAGATTGCCACCGAGGCGGGCGTAAACCAGTCCGGACGGCAGGTCGGCGATGTCGCCGCTCAGCGTCATCAGGTTGCCGAGGAAATACGCGTAAGTCAGTCCGGACGGCAGGTCGGCGATGTCGCCGCTCAGCGTCATCAGGTTGCCGAGGAAATACGCGTAAGTCAGTCCGGACGGCAGGTCGGCGATGTCGCCGCTCAGCGTCATCAGGTTGCCGTCGAAATGCACGAAAGTCAGTCCGGACGGCAGGTCGGCGATGTCGCCGCTCAGCGTCATCAGGTTGCCGGAGAAATACACAGAAGTCAGCCCGGCAGGCAGATCGGCGATGTCGCCGCTCACATTGCCGGTCCCGAAGCACCGCGCATAGGTCAGAGACCTCGGCAGGGCAGAAACCGGGAAGGAGAAGCCGTTGGTGTCGCTCTCGAACCGGGTAAAATCGGCGGTGGCGTCGATCCGCACCGTGTAGGTCGTCACCGCCGAAGCGTAGCTGTGCGATCGCGCCGCCCCGCTCGCCACGGTGTCGACGGTCCCGTCACCCCAGTCTATCGTCCATGCCGATGCGCCCGCCGTGTCGCACCGCAACTGGGCCGAGGTGCTGCCCTGATGCGTGAAGGTCATGGTTTTGGTTATGCCGGCCCCCCAGTCCCGCCCGAAGACATTCAGCGGCGACCGTCTGTTCGGGCCGATCGGGGAGCCGGTCCCCAGCATCGACCGCAGGTTGAGCGTGCTGCGCAGGGCCATGGCTCAGGCGTCCTCGTGCGGGACCAGAACGCCGTCGCCCTTTACCCAGATCTTGCTCACGGCGAGCGCGTAGATGCTGTTGCCGGGGTGCAGCAACATCGCATCCTTCTCGGCCGCCGGGATGTCGGCGCGCACGGCGATGAGGCAGCTGTCCGCGCCGCGCCACTGTACGGTCAGGTCCTTGCCGGTCAGCGCGTCGCTGTTCTGGCTGGTGGCGAGCGGAACGGCATCGACGAAGGCGTGCGCGCTGTCGATGATGATGCCCTTGTACGTCGTCGATGCCATCTGCTGTCTCCAATAAAGAGGCCCGGTGCGGGCCTGTGTCGTTCGATGCCTGCTGCTGCTGCGGTCAGGTCAGGGCCGGGACGGCTCAGTCCGGCAGCGCCAGCTCGTGGCTGCGCCCGGAATGGTCGACGGCATAGATGTGGAGCGCGCCGATCACGGCGGGCTGGATGTACTGGCAGCGGATCGTGGTGGGCTCGCCGGTCGTTTCGTCGACACCGGCGGCAATCAGGCCGCCATCGCCAAGGTCAACGCGCCATCTGATCAGTCTCATCGTCATGTCTCCTGTTGATGCGGTCACGCGGCATAGATCGCCTGGCCGCTGAAATGCATGCCGAGCGTGTCGCCGGCGGTCTGCAGCAATATGTCACCATCGGCCTCGATCTTGACCTGGTGAAAGCCGCCGGCGTCGCCTGCGGCGATGACGATCTGCGCAAGCGGTGGCGCCGTCCCCTGCGGCATCGTCCCGATCTTCGTGTTGATGGCGGTGGTGCCTCCCTTGATCGAACCGATGATGACCGGCAGGCCGTCCGCCGCCCGGACAACCCGGAGCGGGGGGAAGCTGCCGCCATAGGAAATCCACCCGCCGGGCGCGTCCAGCGTCACGTTCTCCGGCACGCCTGTCCAGGGATTAAAGGCGTCGCTGCCGACATTCGCCGTGCGGGTCAGCACCCGGCTGTTGTTCGGAGAGTAGGGAAAGAGCATCTGGAGCGTTCCGCCGTCCACGTTCCGGGCGCTGATGCAGAACCCGTCGAGCGGCCATCCGTTTCCGGTCGTCGCGCGGAAGAAGTCGACGCCGTCCCAAAAGGCCGATGGCTGCGCGCTGGCGAGGGGCGCATAGACAAAGCTGGTCCGGTTCAGGATGTTGCTGCTGCCGAACAGGCTGGCCTCCGACCATGGCATGACGGCGTCGAGCACGCCGGCCCAAATGCCATGCGCCATGGCGTTGCCGGGGTGAATCGATGCGCCCGCGCCGACATCGTCCATGTAGATGCCGGCGGCGCCGCGTGCATCGCGCATGAATGCGTAGGTGTCGAAGAAGGCGACCTTGTGCTTCCGGCATGCCGCCAGGGTCGGGCCGAACAGCTGTTCAAGCCAGATCTCGTCGCGCCCGGTGCCGCTGTCGCTGGCCGTGTTCGGCCCGACGAAGATGATCGCCAGATCATCGAGTCCGCCATCGGCGTGCGCCCGCGCTGCTGCCAGGGCGGCGTCAAGGTCGGTCAGATAGGTCGCGAGGCGGGTGCCGGAAGGGTTGCTGCCATTGTTGACGCCGCAGTGGATGAACAGCACGTCGATGCCGCCGTCGATCAGCGTCACCAGGTCGAGGTCCGCCAGCTTGTTGCCGCCGTCGCTGCTGTTGGTGATCGTGAGGTTGCCCACCCCGCGCACGGCCAGCAGGTCGACGATGATCTGCGAGGTGGACCGGGTCGTGTATCCTGGGTCCGCCGACGTGCTGTCGCCGTCGACGCCGATGCGCAGCCGCCCGACCGTGCCCGATTGCCCCTGCGCCGCCTTGCCATGGATGCGGGACAGATATTCCTTGCCATAGAGATGGCGCCCCGGCGCGTCGGCATAGCTGTTGAGCTGCTGATGACCGCCGGCAACGGTCTTGACCACCCGGCCCGGCCCCACCATCCGGACACCATGCGGATTGACCAGCCCGGTCGTCAGGAACACGCCGTCGAGCTGCACGAGCGCATGCGGGCCGGCATTCGCGGCGGCGGCGATGCAGGCATTGAGCGGCGCCGTGTCGTCGGTCGTCCCGTTGCCGGCCGCGAGATAATCGGTGGGCTTGAATGCCTTCATGGCATTCGACACCAGATCGACGCCCTTGCCGTTGTCGGTCGACGAGAGATCGGCCGGTGTCGCGGTTGCGCCGCGCAGCAGCAGTTGGTCCATCTCGAAGATCAGCGGCGCATTGCCCGGCTCGGCGGCCATGCCGAACACATATTGGCCGCTGGCCGGGGGGGTCGGGGTCGCGGTCGAAGTCTCGTATGTCATGTCATGCCCTCCATCGCCCGGAGGCGGTTGAAAATGCGGTGGCGCGGCGCGATCATGGCACCATCGCTTCCCAGTCGACCGCCGCCGCCGCCAGCTTCGCGGCGCGGGTCCCCGCCGCCCGCACCGCGCCCTTTGCCCCCATGCGCAGGGCCTCGATCGCGGCGGCGAGCGGGCGCCATGCATTGGCGGCGGCGATGACCAGCGCGGCCTGCGCATTGATGCTGATCCCCCGCGCGGCGGCCTCGGCGGCGATCATCGGATAATCCTCCGCAGCCGGCCCGGAGGCGGCGGCCCATGCCCGCGCCTCGCGCTCCTTCTCCAGATAGGTGCTCTCCTGCCCCGGTATCGTGGTGATGAAGCGGGCGCGGAATGCGCCGCATTCCGCGTCGATCCGGGCCAGCAGATCGCGGGTCAGCGGCGCGAGGTCTTCGACGATGGCGGTTCCGTTCCATGTCGCATCGCCGGGCGCGACGCCTTCGGGCATCGCGACTTGCGTCCACCCCTCCAGCGTTTCGTCATCGGGGTTGAGAACGAAGCGCAGGACGCCGTCCTTCATCAGGCCGGTCAGGGCCATGCCGTGCTCCCCGCGATCGAGACCGTGCCGCCGCCTGCCTGCGATCCGCTGTCTTTCGCCGCGTAAATCCGCAGGCGGTAGTTCTTGGCCGAGCCGGACGAATTGACGATGCTGCTGTCGTCGATGACGACCTGGCCGGGGGACGCTACAAAATAGCCGTTGCCCCATTCGTCGGTGAAGATGAAGCTGCGGGTGGACCCGGAGCCAGTGGCCGATGCCAGGTCCGTCTCCGGCCCGCTGTCGCTGATGTTCTGATAGCTTACCTTGATCTTGCCGGTGAAGCTGCCGACCGCGTCCGGGGCATAGTCGAACTGGCCATGGACGGTCAGCGTCGCGCCGTCCGGCACGGCAATGTCGATATCCACATGTTCGCTGTCGGCGACCGGATAGGTCGTGGCCGAAAGTGCGCTGATCGTCGCGCTGTCATTCTGCTGCGCGGCGGACTGACCATCCCGCACCTTGTTGAGCGAGACGACGAGCTGATAGTCCACACCCTCATAGGTGCATCGGAATACCGCTATCGCCTGATTCGCGGTGATCGCCGTGAAGTCATATTCGCCGGTCACGCCGTCGATCGACGCGCCGCAATTCTCCGTCGCCGCCACGATGAAGTCGCTCACGCCAGCGGTGATCGGGCCGGTCATCGCATTGCGCAGGCGCATCGTTCCGCTCGCGCCGGTCAGCGCGCCGCTCTTTGGTACATAATCGGCGGTGCACGCCACCGCGAACGCCGCCGGCCCGGTCGTCTCCGTGACGATGCCAGCCATGCCCTGGATCGCCGCCTGCAGCAGCGTCACCTTGTCGGTCGCGTCCGCGAACAGCCCGGCCAGCGTCGCGCCGTCCAGCCCGGTGTCGTGCGCCGCGTCGTCCCATGCCGGGCTCAGGCCGGCCAGATAGGCATTGAGCGCGGCGATGGCCGCCGCCGCCGCGCTGCGCTCGCCCGATGCCGCGCCGATCGCCAGCGCCTTCGCGTCCAGCGCCGCATGTTCGTTGAGCATCCATGTCACGTCGGACACGATCTGCCGCTTCTCGGCCCCGGCGGTGATGACATCGTCGCTCGTCACCGCGTCGACCCTGGCCTGCGCCGCGTCCGCGCTCGCCTGCGCGGCGGCGGCATCGGCGATCGCCTGCGCCACCCGCGCGTCCGTCACCTCCTGCCAGACCGAGACGCCGATGCTCTCGCCATTGTTGAGCACGAGGTCGCCATTGTTGCGCAGCAGCCCGTCCCCCGCCACCCGCACGAACGCCCGGTTGCCCCAGTTGGTCAGGATGAACAGGTCGCCCTCGGCGCAGTCCGCCGCCAGCGGCAGGGCGGTGCCCTGGCGCACCTTCCCGGCGATGGCGGCGATGATCGCGCTGGCGCCGGTCGGCACATCGGTGAATTCCAGCCAGTCGCCGGTCTGCACGCCCGCGCCATAGGCGATGCGGACATCCCATCCCGCCTCGCCGTCGAGCGGGCCGAGGTCGAGCGTGCGGTCGCCGGTGCCGGCGATGTCGGGTGCGACGATCCAGTCGCTCGTCCCGTTCTGGCGATAATTGACCAGCGCCCGGTCGGCGATGAGATCGTCGATCGCGCCGGCGATGCGCAGGCCCGGCTGTCCGTCCGCCAGCGCGACGGCGCTCACGCTCCAGGCCGATCCGCCGGGGACCGCAGGACGCCCGGCCGGCACGCTCAGCGTCGGCGCGGGCGGGGGGCTGCTCGTCTCGCCCAGCGCGAAGGCATGCTTGCTGTCCGTCTCCGTCTCGGCCGTGAAGCGCAGCAATCCGTTCGCCGGATCGATCGTCCGCCCGGTGATCACCACCTTCTGGCTGACGATATCGTCCTCGGGCCGGTTGAGCACGACGCAGTCGCCGCAGCGCAGGCCGATCCATTTCGGCCCCGTCGCGAACTCGATCGGCCCGGTCTCGCGGCTGTCGGCGATCTCATATGTGGCGAGCTGCCCGGCCTGGTCGGCGCCGTCATAACCCGCCTGGCCGACCTCCGCCTGCACCAGCGGCAGGTCGATGCCCTTCGTCCGCTTGCCGCCGTCTTCGGTGACCCACCCCGGCACGCTGACCTCGCTGCCGGTGATGACCTCCCATCCATGCGATTCGGACACGTAGCGGGGGAGCGCGCTGTTGAACCGCTCGCGGCGGGGCTTGCTCGACGGCCAGACCAGCTCGCCGAGGAAATCGCCGCTCTCGATCGTGCCGAGCGAGACGCGCGGGGTGCGCACCCGGCAGCCGATCATCGCGCCGGTCTTGACCGGCACCGCGCCGCCGGCCTGCAGCATGCGCTTGAACACATCCCATTTCGGCTCGGTCGTCCACTCGACGCCGCCGCAGCCCCAGCCATTCGCATCCGCGACATTCGCCGCCTCGACGAAATCGGCGACGCGGATGTTGGCGATCGGCGCGCCGATCCCGCACACCAGCTTGCCGTTCGTATGCCGGCCGATCGCCCAGGCGAGCGCATGCAGCGCCGGATTGCGCGACCAGGTCCATGTCGCCTCGTCGTTCGCGCGCTGGCTGCCCGCTCCGCCGGGATAGCTGCTGTCCATGCGCGGATCGTAGACCTTCACCCACCGGGCGACCCATGCCGGCTCGGGCACGCCGCCGCTGTAATGCCCGCCGTCCGAATCGTGGCGCAGCGCCCAGAGCGCATGCGCCAGGCCGGACAGCTTGTGCGAGGCCGTCCAGCCCGGAAAGGCGCCGCCGTTGAGGCTGAGCGAGAGCGCGGCGGGCTGCGGCGTCGCGCCGGGCGAGACCTTCTGCGCCATCCATCCGGCATGGCCGCCGGTCGTCGCGGCGCCGGTGCCGCCGTCGAAGCTGATCGTCACATTGTCGGCGGCGAAGCTCTCGATCGCATGGATCGGCCCGGCGCAGCTGAGCAGCACGGCGAAGAACAGCAGGTCGTGCGAGGCGGTCCAGCCCGGCGAACTGGCCGTCGCGCCGGCGATCTTGAGCCCGGACATGCGGGTCCGGCCGATGGCGTAAGGCAGGCCGGACTGCGGGTTGGTCTGGAAATCGAGCGGGGAGCCGCCGCCGCCGAAGCCGGGTCGCGGCGCGAACAGGGCGGCGCCGAGCGAGATCGCGGAACTGGCCAGCGTCGCCACCGTGCCGATCGTCTGGACCGTGGCCAGCGTCGCCGCGCTCATGCCGAGGAAACCGGGGACGGCGATGGCGCCGATGCCGGTGGCGACCAGCGCGACCGCGCCGATCACGATCGCGGCGGTCTTGAGCACCTTCATGGCAGCACCGCCCATGCCGCCTCGATCGGCGCCGCCGGGCGCAGGCTCACCAGCCCCGGCTGCCAGTCCGAAAAACCCAGCATCGCGCCATTGCCGAGCGCGACGCACAGCGACCCGATCGCGTCCGGCTCCGCGCCGGGATGGAACAGCAGGTCGCCGGTCAGCGCGCGGGCGGGCGCGATGCGCGGCAGTCCGATGCCGTCGAGCAGGTCCGCCACGGTCGCGGCGCCATGCGCGGCGAGGGCGGCGCGCGCCTGCGCCTGCGTGCGATAGGGCGGGATCTTCGGCACCGGATGGCCGAGCGCGGCCAGCACGGCGGCGGCGAGGCGGACACAGTCGCGCCGGCCGAGCAGGAAGCTCTTGCCGGCAAACCGCGTCTGCGCCTTCATCACGGCGCGCTGCCGGCGGACCAGCGGATGCGGCGGCTCAGCCACGGTAGAAGTCCTGCCACTCGTCGAAGCGCGAGGCCGATCCGCTCGTCGCTGCCGATCCGGCCGGCGGCTTCGATCCCCAGTAGAGCTTTTCCGTCGTGCCGGTCATGAAATCGAGGCCGAGTTCGCCCGGCCATGCCGCCTTGTGGAAGCCGGCGCTGGCGCGCTGCCCCTCGTCGATCTCGAACAGCCGGTCGAAGGCCGATGTGACCGCGAAGTCCACCCGCCGGTCGCCTTCGCCGCTGCGCAGCGTCACCACGTCGACCTCGCCGAGGAACACGGTCTCCGGCACGCCGATCAGGGTCATCGTCGCCGGGTCGACGGCGCCGGCGATCACCCGCACCTCGCTGCCCTGCATCGCCGGCGAACAGAGCGTCGCCAGCGCCACATCGTCGACCGGGAAGAGGCTGAAGCGCAGCTCCGGCGCCTCGTCGCCCATGTCGTCGGCAATGTCCTCCAGCGCGGCGATGGTGCCGAACTCGTCGTCGCTGCCGGCATAGGTCTCGCCGTCGATCTGCAGCGTCCCGGCGCCATCGATCAGCCGCAGCGTCTTGCCGGGCAGCGCGATCCGGATCGCGCCGAACAGCCAGACCCCGTCCTGCCCGAGCGCGGCGATGAGTGCGGGATCGGCGCTCATCGCGTTTCATGCACCGTGAAGCTGACATCGATCATCTTGTCGACGGCGATGCGCCAGGCCAGCTCCTCGCCGGGCTGGACATGCCCCTCGATCATCGGCGCCGCGATCTCGATCACGTCATCGACCGCGAAGGCGCGCCGCATCGGCGGCCAGACGCTGGCGACCAGATCGCCCGATCCGTTCGTCGTTCCGGGCGCGGCCATGAAGTGCATGTAGCGCTGGTCCTTGACGACCGAGAGCGCCTGCCCCTCGACCAGCGCCTTGCCGGCGGGGAGCCCCTTGATCTGGAGCGTCGTCCCGCCCGAGACGGCGACCTTGACGCGCGGCGTGCCCTCGCTGCCGGGCGTGAAGCCGGGTTGCGGCCATCTCACCAGCAGCCGCCCGGCGCGGGCCTGCATCAGCCGCGAGACCAGCGCCATGCCGGTCGCGGCGTAACGGCGCGGCGCGATGGTAATGCGCGCGCCCATCCGCATGCCGAGCCGGTTTATCCGTTGCGCCGGCCCGCCGCCAAACGGCGTCAGCACCGTCCCGAAGTCGAGCAGGAAGGGCTCGATCAGATTGGGGCGGACCCCGTCTGGAAGGGTGATCGCGCTCATGCGCGGCTCGGGATGCGGTTGCGCGAGCGGCGGACGCTGCGCTCGCCGGCCGCATCGGCGCCGGCCTGCGCGGCGCGAACGCCGATCGGCACGGCGACCCTGCGGGCATGGCCCTCGACGATCACGTCGAACATCGCGCCGGGGACGACCTGCACTTTCGTGGCCGGCTCAAGGCTGCCGGCGATGCGGCGGATCGCGCCGCCGGTGTATCCGCCATCGGCGAAACCGGCGCCGCGACGGATGCGCTCCAGCGTGTCGACGCCGATGCGGCGGGTGGCCGCCGCGTCGAAGACATATTCCTGCCCGTGAACGAGGCCGGCGACCGCGCCGGTGCCGATGTTGCCGGTGTATCCGCCGGCGGCATAACCCCGGTTCGCGCCGATGTTCGTCGAGACCTGTTTGCCGAAAACGCCGATCGAGCCGAGCGCGATGAGCATTTCGGTGACCCCGCGCAGCGTCTGGAGGAAGTCGCCGCCCTGGATGCCGCGTGCGGTATCCTCCAGCGAATAGAGGATGTTGTGCGCGGCATCCGCCCATGCCGTCTGCGCGCCGAGCGCCGCAATCCGGTTCGCTTTCACGACCTGATCGAGGTCGCTTTCCAGCTTGTCGATGTCCGGCGCCGGCAGCGCGATCATGTTGATCCGCGCGAACGCGGTGGCCAGTTCGTCGGCCGCCAGCTTCTGGTCGAGGATCGCCTTGCGCACGGCCAGCAGGGGTGCGAGCCGCGCCGCATCGAGCCCGGCGAACTCCCGCTCGGTGTCGCGGATGGTCTGCAGCAGGTCCGCCTCATAGCCCAGCCCGGCGAGGCGCACCCGGTCGATCTCCAGCGTCTGGCGGGCCAGCGTCTCGGCATCGGCCAGAGTCTTGAGCATCCGGTCCGCATCGCTGACGGCGGAAGACGCCCCGCGCCGCCCGCGCCCGCCCGCGCCGACTGGAGGCATCACGTCATATGAGTCTTCGCCAGACGGAGACGGGGGGCGGGCGCCGAAATTCACGCCCTCCGGCGTTCGTCCCATGATGTTGCGCATCGTCCGGTCGGTCGCACCGATCCGGCGCTGCTCTTCCACGTCCGTGAAGAGGAAGGCGAAATAGCCCTTGTCCTTCTTGATCCGGTCACCGCCGGCCAACACGTCTTCGACGGCCTGGACGAACTTGATCGCTTCCCGTGCGCCGGTTTCGAGCGAATTCGCGAAATCATAGATCGCATCGGTGTTATCGGCGACGACGCTGGCGAAGCGGACGCTCATGACATACTTCACCTCGGCCAGCTTGTCGGCCGCGCGGTCCGCATTGGCGATCTGGTCCGACGACAGGACGCCGCCGAGTTGATAGGCGGCGGTGCGCATCTTGTCGATCGCCCTGCGACCGCCCTCCAGCAGCGGCGCAAGCTGCTGCCCGGCCTTGCCGAACAATTGCGCCTCGACCGCCGCGCGGCGCGCCGGGTCGGGGATCTTCGCGATGGCATCGGCCACTTCCGGGAGAATGTCGCTCACCGAGCGGAACCCGCCATCGGCCGTGCGGATCTGGACGCCCAGCGCGGCGAAGGCAGCGCCCGCGCTCGCGCTGCCGGTCTGCGCCTCGCCCAGCGTCCGGGAGAGGCGCTGGAGTCCGCGTTCCATCTCGCTCTGGGTGACGCCCACCTGCGTCGCCGCATATTGATAGACCTGCAGGTCGTCGGTCGTCACGCCGAGCTGCTGCGCCACCTCGCCCAGCCCCCCGGCATAATCCAGCGCGCGCTTTGTCGCCGACGCGAATTCGGTCAGCATCGCCGCGCCGGCGATGGCCTGGCCGGCGCGCTTCACGGCGGCAAGGTTTGCGCTGATCCCGGCGAGGGCGCGATTCATCTTCGCCGATTCACCATTGAGGTTCGCGGCGGCGCGCTTGATGTCGGCATTGAACCGCGCGGTCTCCGCGATGAAGTCGACAATCGCCGTGCCTACAACCGCCATCAGTCCTGCCCTTCCTTCCTGATCACCATTCCCGCCTTGCGCGCCGCGGCGAGCCACCCGCCGATCGTGAACTCGGCCTCGTCCGCGTCATCCTTCGGCGGATCGAACCGCCGCTCGTCGAACGGCATGAATGCCTCGGCCGGCGGCATGTCCTTCACGTGCGGCGCCAGCGCCCACTGGGCATGATGCGCCGCGAGCAGATCGGCGCGACGAAAGCCGATCGGCTCCATCGCGTCGAAAATCTGCCATTCCTGATATTCGCGCCAGCTCATCCGCCGGGCGATCTCGGCCACTGTGCAGCCGATCACGGTCGCGAGCCTGAAGCGGAAGCGCCGCTCCGGGCTCGCTCTCAGTTTTTTGCCAGATCCTCCGCCGCTTCGCCGGATATCCCGTTCGCGGCATTCACCTGGCGGAAGAGCCCGGAGAAGACGCCGATCTTGAGCCGGGCCAGCGCGGCGATATCGTCCGGGGTGAACAGCGGCGCCCCCGCCGCGTCGACCAGCGCGGCGGCCAGCAGCCGGGCGCTGCCCTCGGCGGTGCCGACATCGATCGCGTCGACATCCTCGATCGACAGTTCGCGGATGTACGCGCCGGCAATCCCGGCGACCGGGGTGAGTGCGGACCCGGCGACATTGTGCAGGATGATGCTGCGCGGATCAGACATAGGTGATCGCTCCCGAAATGCGGAAGCTGGCCTCCAGCGGCCTCACCCCGTTCACCTCGGCGCCGATGTCGGAATAGCGCGTCACGACCGCCTTGAAATAGGCGACGTTCGCCGCGCTGTCCGTGATCTTCACCCAGCGCAGCTGCTGCGTGTTGCGCGCATCGAGCAGCTCGGCCTGCCCCGCATCGCCGTCGACGGCATGGCCGGCCGCCGCGAACTTGCCGTTGTCCGGCACGCCCATCATGAATTCGGCGGCGGCCGAGTCCAGGTCGGTCGTGTCGATCTCGCTCGCCTCGCCATCGGGCGAACCGATGGTCCGCAGCCCGTTGACCTTGACGAAGGTCGCGCTCGCATAAACGGTCGCGTCGGCATTCTCGCTGGAGATGTGCAGCGTCGTGCCCTGGCTTTTGATCTTTGCCACGTTCTATGTCCTTTCTTCCCAGATGATGAAGTCCTGCCGCACGCCCCATGCGCGCGTCTCGATGTCGAGCCTCGGGCCGTCCCGGTCCGCCAGCGTGCCCGTGCCGGTCGTCGCGGCCGGAGCGATGGCGTCGCGGACCATGTCGGCGAGGTCGATCGCCTGCGCCGCAGTCTCGCCCCAGCTGTCGATCTGCATCCGCACCTGATCGAGCGCGCCGCCGCTGGTCAGGTCGTCGCTCGGAACGGTGGAGACGCGCTCATAGGTCACGGCCGGCATCAGCACGCCATCGGCCGGCAGGCCGCCTTTCAGGCCGAGCCGCAGCCCTTTCGCGCCAGTGATGATCGTCACGATCCCGCCGACCCCGGCCAGCAGGGTGTAGAGATCTCCCTCGGCGGACATGGATCAGCGCTTCTTGCCCGTGACGAAGTTCTTGCGGCCGGCGGCCAGATGTGCCGTCTCCCGCGCGACGCCTGCGGCGGCGCTGGCGAGGATGGCCTTGATCGCCTCGCCGCCGGCGCTGGCGATCGCCGGGCGCAGAAACGGCTCGGCCGGCATGGTTCGGGTGCCAAATTCCACAAGGTGGAGATATTTCGCAGGGTTGGCGACCGAGGCCTTGAGCCGCCCCTTGCGGACGACGCTCTTCTTGAATCCTTTCCGCGCGCCGAGCGAGATGACGATGCCGCCGCTCGCCGACTTCTTCCGTTCCGCAAGGCCGAGGCTCTGCGAAAGCAGCCCGGTGTCGATCGACGGGGACGCCGCCAGATTGCTGCGGGCCTCACGGCGGACCACCCGCCCGCCGGCGCGCAGCGCGGTGCGCACGACATTGCGCTCGAGCCGCTCGGGCAGTTTCTTGAATATCTTGTTGATATCGCCCAGACCCCGGACCTTCATGTTCATGGGTAGACCCCGATCTTCTGGCAATGCAGCCACATCTCGCCGCCATGTCGGGATCCGGTCGCATTCACCACTTCGTAGAGCCCGCCGGACCAGCCCACCCGCAGCCGGGCGCCGACGACGGCAATGTCGCTGGCCCACCGGATCTTGAATGCCACGCGCCCCTGCGGCGCGACCTGCCCGGCCGCGACGAACTCGCGGCCGGCACCCTCCATCGCCCGCGCCCACACGCTGCGCATCAGCGTCCATGTCTCGACCGCCTCGCCGGGACCACCCTGCGCCAGCGCCGCGGCGAGCAGCGCAATGCGCTGGTCCATCTCCCCCGCGCGGATCACAGGCCGACCGCCGACAGTTCGCCGATCTGCGCGGCGACACCGGGCGGCAGGTCGCCCGCCTCGCGATTCTCGTGCCAGTAGGCGACGGTCATCCGGATCGCCTGGACGATCCGCGCCAGCGCCGGATCGTCGGTGGCGTGGCCGCATCGCCAGGTGGCGCGCACCGCATCCGGGCGGGTGGCCGTCGATGGCCAGCTCTGCCCCTGCTGGAGCACGACGAGCGGGCCGATCGCATCTTCCACCGCAAAGCATCCGGTGAAGCTCTGGATGTCGCCGGCCGTGTCGTAATATTGCACCGAAACCAGCTCGATGAGCTTCCCGACCGGGAGGCGGAACTCGGCCCCCTCCGGGAATCTGTCGAACGCCTGCGCCCATGTCTGGGCCAGCAGGGCGCGACCGATCACGCCGGAATAGCCGTCGAACCGCGCCACGGCGGCGGCGATGAGGTCCGCGAGCAGGGCGTCCTCATCGGCGGTGTCGATGCGCAGATAGGCCTTCGCGCCCGCCAGGCTCAGCAGTTCGCCGGACGGGGCCACCGTCCTGGAGGGCGCGAGGGCTTTCATGGTTCAGGCCGCGCCCGCCAGATCGGGCAGGCCGAGGACGGCGATGGCGGCGATCCCCGTTCCGGTGCCGTGCGTGCCGGAGAAGTCGGCAAGCAGCTTGAGGTAGTTCTTGCCGCCGATATAGCCGAGCTTCTGCAGCGTCGGCGATGCGTGGGCGGCGACGAGGGATCGGACGATGCCCGACGTGACGGTGGCGGGTGCCAGCGCATCCTTCACCAGGTCGTCATCGGTCACCGCCGTGTAGGTCGTGCCGTCATCGCTGTGCGTAAGCACGAACTCGATCTTGTTCGTGCCGCTGAAGGAGATGCCGCCGGTCGCGACGGCGAGCAGCAGGGTGGCGGCGCCATGGCCGCGCAGGTCGATCGCGGCGGGCGTGTTGTCGGCGGCGAGCACCGCCGGGGCAATCGCCGTCACCGGCGACATGAGGGTGGCATTGTCCCGTTCCGGGGTCATGGCAATTTCCTTTCGTTCACGCGGCGATCGCGCCGCGCGCAGTGGGGTGGACGCGGCGGCACCGGATGCGCCGCCGCGTCAAGACAGTCGGGTTGATCAGGTCGAGAACTTGAGGAACTTCAGCGCCTCGAAGTTGACGGCACCGCCGCCGACCCGCTTGCGCATCAGATACTTCACGAAACCGGGCTTGGTGACATTGTCCCGGATGACCGAGATGCCGAGCCGATCGAGGATGATGTAGGCCTCGGCGAAGTCGCCGAACGCGACGCACAGGCCGTTGCTGGCCAGCGCGGGCATGTCCTCGCCGGTGACGACCGGAAAGCCGAAGATGCTCTCGACCAGAGATCCGTCGCGCAGGCGCAGGTCGACCAGATAGTTGCCCTGGCCGTCCTTCAGCTTGCGCGTGGCGGCCATGGTGCGGCGCGCCATCAGGAAGCTGGCATTCTGGCGATAGCCCGACTTCAGCTCGAAGATCAGGTCGATCAGCTTGTCCGCCGGGTTCGATGCGCCATAGCCGCCGTTCGTGCCGGTGACGATGTGCTGGAACGTGCCCCATGCGCGGCTGCTGTCATCGGTCGCGGCGGTCGGGTAGGCGGCGATGCCCATCGGCTTGAGCGCGCCGTCGCCGGTGATGAACCCGGCATTTTCCTTGCGGGAGAACTTGTCCGCCGCCTTCATGCCCAGCCATCCCTCGACATCCATCTTCGCGTCTTCGAGCAGCTTCTGCGTCACCATCGGATAGGCATAAAGCTCGTTGACCGGGATCGCCCACATGCCGAGCTGCGGCGTGTCGGTCTGGCTGCGGGTCTGGACCTCGCCGACCCACTGCGCGTCCATCTCGCCATTGTCGATCGGCCCTTCGAGCCGGTCGGTGCCGATCGTCACGACATTGGCGAGCTGCCGCATCGGCGTGCTCTCGTAGATCTTCTTCACCATGCGGCCGGACGTGTCGGGCGTGACCCAGAAGCCGCCGGCCGGATCGGCGGCGACCATCATCGTTTGCGCCTTGATTTCGTTGCGGCGGATGAAGTGGTCGAGATGACCCTTGTATTCGGCCATCTGCTCGACGCCGAAATCCTTCCGCTCGATCAGGTCGGCGAAGTCCTTCGCCTTCTTGACCTCGGCCTGCGCGTCGGCGCCGCCGCCGAAGATCTGGAGCCGGTTCGCCTTCGCCTCCATCTCGTCGAGCCGCTTCTTCAGCTCGGCCTGGCCGGAGTCGATCGCCGCGTTCAGCTTCTCGACCTCGTCCTTGGTCACGCCATCCTCGGCGCCCTTCTTCTCCAGCTGGGTGAGGCGTTCGTCGTTCTTCACCTTGAACGTCTCGAATACCTTGGCCAGCGCATCGACGGCTTCCTTGACCTCCACGGTCAGGCTCTCGCCGTCCTTCCGCTCGGGGGCGGGCGCAAGCAGAGGGGTCGCGCCCGCCAGGAGCGCGCCACGCGAAATGATCTTCATGATGGTTTCCTTGCTATGCGCGGAGCGTTTCAGCCGCTCGGCGCAGGGACATGAGCATATCCTTGGCCCCGTCACGGGGGTCATGCTCGGGCTGTCCACCTCCATCACGGAGATGCTTCTTGACGATCGCGACAGCCTTCACGGCGTCGGCGCTCGACAGATTCGCGTCGGAGCGCAGCAGGCGCTCCAGTTCTCGGGGGTTGAAGTCGCTCTTCACCCCGGTGATCTGTGCTTCGGGCTGCATCGGGTGCGTCACCAGCGACACCTCCCAAAGCTCGGCCTTCTTGATCTTGCGGACCCCGGTCACCCGGTCGATCTCATAGTCGACGGTGCGGTATCCGATCGACAGCCCCTTGATCACGCCGGCCAGCACCAGCGCCCGCGCGGCGGCGGCCTGCGGCACATCCATCACCAGATCGCCCTTGACCCGCAGCCCCTTGTCGTCCTCGCCGATCTCGGACCATCCGCCGATGGGCGTGAAGCTGTCATGCTGCCAGAGCATCGGCAGCATGGACTTCCTGCGCTTCCACTCGGCGAGCGACGCCTTGAACGAACCGGGCATCACGATGTCGCCGCCGCGGTCGATGATGTTGAACATCGACGCATAACCCTCGACCGTGCCGATGGTCGTGTCGTCGCCGGCGAGTTTGACTTCGCAGTCGAATGCCAGTCGGTCCATGGATCAGCCCCCAGTCTTTGCCGAATTCATCTGCACGAGGTCGCGGCCGTCCTGCACCGCCATGTTGCCCTCGACGATATATTGCGCGCCGCCGGGGTCACCGCGCGGGTTCATGTCCTCAAGGTCGCGCCATTCTTCGGCGTTGATGACCCCGTTGCGCCGCTGGATCTGCAGACCCTCCTGCCGCGATTTATAGTCGCCGCGCATCAGCGCCGAGAGGTTGAACTTGATGAAATAGCCTTCCTCCTGCTCCTTGCGGGTCAGGAGGTTGATCATGGCCGACTGTTCCATGCGCGTCGCCCACGGCGCCAGGCCGTGCACCGCATGCTGCAGGAACATCTGCTCCACGCTGGCATAGGTCGCCGTCTTCTCGGAGAGGCCGACCATCAGCGGGATGACCCGCATCGCCCGGCATATCTCCTCGATCTGAAAGCGGCGCGTCTCCAGATGCTGCTGGTCGACGCCGGTCATCTCCTGGGAGAGCCACTTCGCTCCCCGGTCAAGGATCAGCGGCGCCCCGACATTCGCGCCGCTGGCCGCCTCTTTCAGCCAGAGCGTCAGTTGCGCGTGCTGCTCCGCCGAAAGATTGCCTTCGACACTGTACGCGCCGGACGCCTTGATCCCGTCGCGATGCTGGCGGGCGTGCGATTCCTCCAGCGCGATCGACAGGCCCACGGCCTCGCGGGCCAGGCGGACAGTCTCCAGGCCGGTGAAGCCATTCCACGAGATGCCGCGCATGTGCCAGATCGTGCCGCCCGGCATCATCCGCGTCACACCATCCTCGCCCGTCACCTCATAGTGGAGCGAGAGATCGTTGCGGCGGATGACCTTGACCTTGGTCGGGTCCAGCAGGACGATCTCGACGATCGCGCCGCCGGCCCGGTTGACGAAGGCATAGGCGTTGCCGACCAGCGCCATGTGCATGGCCGCCGTCTCGATGAATTCGAACGCGGTCTGCCCGTCCATCGGGCAGAGCGAGAGCAGCCGGTTCAGCGGATGCGTGCGCGCCACATCGGCGCCGCGCCCATTCTCGCGACGGCGCAGCACCTTGCACGGCGCCTGGGCAAGCCCCTCGCCGATGACCCGCGCGCAGGCCAGGACCGCCGTCACCTGCAGGGCGGTCGCATAAGTCACCGTGACGCCGGATCGGGTCGCCGGCGCCATCAGAAAGTCGGGCAGCCGGTCCAGCACCATCGCCGACTTGCCCTGAATGCCGCCGGCAATCCGGTCGAACAGTCCGCTCATCGGGTCGGCTGTGCCGTCAGGATCGCGCCGGCCAGCAGCATCGCCCCGCCCACGATGAAGCCGGCAGGCAGATAGATCATGCCGCATCCCCATGCGATCGAGGCGCCTCCGGCCAGGCCGCAGGTATCGCGCAGATGCGGTGCGAGCGCCGCAGCCACGGCCCGGCACAGCCTGCAGATCCACCTTGTCATGCCGCCGCCGTTTCCCAAAACGACCGCGCGAGACCGGATGGATTCGCCTCCAGCAGTTTCGTCGCGTTGAATCCGGCAATCAGCGGGTCGATCTTCGCCTTGCCCGATGCCTGTTTCAGAATCACGATCGCATTGCCGCGCTGCTCCGCCTTCGCGTTGCCGACGCACCATCTCATCATCGCCGAGCCGTCATGTTCGGCCATTCCGAATTTCAGCTTGCGCTCCAACGCCCATGGCGCCGAGGTCAACCGGAACCCCTGCGGCACGGCCACGACCTGCGGATGCGTGAGGCCGATGCCGGCCAGCGCCTGGACCAGGACACCGACATCTTGAGGGTCCAGCCCGATCGCGCCGGACGCGGGCAGCAGGCCGGAGTCTTTTACCCGCTCCGCGATTGCGACGATCTCGGCGATATCCTGCTCGACATAATTCTGCGCGCGAGCGGCTTGCTCCTCGCCCCGGATCTCGTCGCTCCAGTCATCCATGGCCGAATCTGCGCCACCGCACATCACCAGATCGCCATCAGCAATGAATCCCTTCAGGGTCGAGGCTTCGCTCTTGCGCCGCTTGAGCACCTCGGGCCACGCCCAGGCCTTGAACCAGTAGAGCCACTTGAGCGTGCCCCGCGCGCGACCCGCGACGCACAGGCCGAACAGATCGTCTAGCCCGCCACCATCTATGCCGATCGTCACGACCTCGCATCGGGCCAGCAGCGATTCCAGCGTCAGGTCAGGATTTGCGGCGGACTCCCAGAAGTCCGCGCCGCGCCAGCGGTCCCGCCTCTGACGCAGGCCGATCTCGACATTCAGATATTTGGCGAGCACGCCCTGCAGCGTCTCCTGCTCGCCATCCTCGTCGACATCGACCTCGCCCGCCGTCGCCCGCAGCAACTTTCTCTCAATATACTCGCCTGTCACCGATCGGCCGAGATTGGGGTTGGTGACATAGAAATTCTCGGGCTTCAGATAGGCCCGAGACTCGATCAGCGCCTCCGGCCACTCGTACAACACCCCCAGGCACTGCGGGTCATCGATCAGCCCGTCGCGCACGTCGCGGAAATATTGAAGCTTCTCCTTGAACACGCCGACCGGCGCCTCATCGCTGTGCGTCGAGAGGTAGATGACGAACCCCTCGGGACGGGCGGCGAGTCCGCCGGTCGCCTCTTCAAGCATGTCGCCGGCGCTGGCCCGCTTGCCGAACAGCCAGAGTTCATCGATCAAAACAAAGCCGGCCTGTGATCCGCCAACCGTGTTTGAATCGGCTGCGACGACTTTCAGTTCGGCGTGCGTCACCATGTGCTGGATCTTCTTCTCATGGCCGACGACCTTCAGGATCTCCTCCAGTTCCGGGGCCGCGCGCACCATCGCGGCGGCGGGCTTGAAGCTGTTGCCGGCGACCTTCTGTGTCGGCGCCAGAATTGTCAGTTCGGCCAGATCGCGCCAGTTTCGGAGCAGCGCGGTGACCATGATCCCCGCCGCGATCGTCGACTTGCTGTTCTTCTTGCTGATCAGCAGCATGAATTCCGTAATCAGCCGCTTGCCCGCAGCCGGGTCATAGGCGCCGAAGATCGCGCCGACGAAGTCAAAGACAAACGGCTCGCACGCCTCGCCGAAGGTGGCCCATCCCCGGCGCCCGTCTGTCCGGGGCACGCCGACCATGATCAGGGACTTGAAGACATCGAGCGCTGCGGCCGCCTCTCCTGCGAACAGCGGCGGGAACGGCACCAGTGACCGCCGGTCGACAATTCGCTGCTCCCAGTCCGGGCAGGCGGTCGTCCACTGCGCACCCATCAGTTTATCCGGACCGGCGGCGGGGGCGGCTCGTAGAGCCCGCGCACCGCCTCTGCCGCGCGCAACGCCGACTCCTTCTTGCCGAGCGGCTTTCCCTTGGCAGAGGCCGGCGCGGCCGATGCCAAGGCTTGTGCCAGGTCGCGCTGGCGGAGCCGGTCCATCTGTTTCATCAATTCCTTTTCTGCGGGCACGCTGCCCTTCTCGGCCAGACCATTGAGCCTGGCGAGCTGCGTTATCTCAAGCCGGAGTCGCGCATCCCGGCGCTTTTCGACCTCGGAAAAATAAATCTTGCGCAGCGTCGGCACCGAGACCCCGATGCTCATTGCCGCGTCCTTTGCGCTCAGCCCTCGCGCGAAGGCGAGCAGCACCTTGTTGCTGTTTTCGCGGGTCCAGAGATGCTCAGGCCTCCCCCGCCCGTCCCGCCGGCGCAGAACAGGGTCGCCGAACAGATCAACCTCCATAAAAACACCCTCAAGAAAAAAAATCCGCCAGTTGGGGGGGATGCGGTGCAAACGCGCGGCGCCCTCCGAACTTTACACCCCCCCCCGTGCCCGCTTCCCCCTGGCCTTCGCCGTCTTCCTGTTATGGCACGGCATGCACATGAGCCGGACGTTGCGCGGATCGAGCCGATCCCCGCCATCCTTGATCTCGACGACATGGTCCCCGATGATCCGCCCGCCTGCCCCGCAATGCTCGCAATGCACGCCGCGTTCTTTTTTGATCCGGCGCATCAGCCCGCGCCATTCCGGCGAGAGGTAGAACGGATCGGCGACCTTCGGCATGGCCCTGACGATCGGGGCCATCGGCTGCAGCAATGTCGTCATCGCCTTGAGCGCCATGGCCGCATCCATCCGGACAGCCC